GACAAAAAATACACCGCTCTCTTTCAGAGCCTTGCACTGGAGAGAAGGGCGACGATAACCAGTAAGCTGATAGAGGTCATCAGGGGTAAGAAAACGTTGGCTTTGTCCGCTCATCGTATAGCTCTCCACTTAACCGGCTGCACCCGGCTATCTCTTATAGAAAATGCATGATGAACAACCACCACGGAGGCCATCATTGCAGGTACGACATCTTTTTGTTTCGGTGTAATAGAGCTGGTGGACCATCTCCTTCGGCATGAGAACCGGCATTGGCACGCGGATAACGAGTTTTTTGAGCCTGTCTATCTCGGCCGCATGCTCCAGCGCGATATTCTTCCAGTCCTGCGCTTCGGCCATCCACCAGGCTACATCTGCTTTTAGGCGGCGCGTACGCCGCTGTTTGAGTTTACTCACCATGGCAGCCATCCCATTTGCTGCAGTGCGCCGATTGCCAGCAGTGCAAACATCACGAAGTCGAATGGGTTAGGCATTGTGATTACCTTTTGGCCGGATGATGTGGATCGTCATACCGCTTTCGGTAGTAATAACCACCCTCTGCCCAGGCTCGATTTCTGCCAGTTTGAACGCCTCATAAAATGAGTCCATAGCCAGGGTTTTCTCGTCCTTGCGATTCCACAACCTCCACCCTCTGCGAATCAGTATGCCTATGACCCAGCTATACGTTTTAACTGCCAGATGAAGCCAGGCGAGAATCATCGTTGCGAAAAATAACCAGTCCGTCGCGCTGAAGTTTTTTAGCTCGTCCATCACTTAACCTCCTGCTGCGGTGCTGCTGCGAGCATGGCCACGTAAGCGCACTCCATTGGACCTGGAGCAGGTCTGTCATGGATTTGAATTTGGCTGCGCTCGTAATGAGCTGCAATACCTGAAGAAATCATTTCCGCCGTCGGCTCAACCGGCACCGCCACCCAACCCTCCGGCAACTTGTAAGCCGTCGTTACAAGTTCAGCCAGCCTAGCCTTCTTGCCAGCCTCAAAGCATTCACGCTGCGTCATCACGTAACCCGGATAATCCGGCATTACTGCTGTCTCATCCGGGCCAACTGGTGCCGGTGGAGCAGCTTCAAGTTCAGCGATGTGATTCCTTTGCCATTCAACGAAATCAGCCAGCGATTCAACGTTGTACTTTGCGCAGAGAGCGTCGTGGATTGCTGCTTTGCTATGGAGTTCGGTGTCGCCACCCTGAAGCATGGCGGCGCGGCAGGCGTTAAATCCGCGAGCCCATGCCTCATCCACTTCAGTAAGGTCATACTTGATGAATGCCGGGCAATCTTCAGCAGTAACATCACCAGGAACAGATACCGGCGCTGGCGGAACGGTGAATAACGTAATGCACCCCTCTCCCTGCTCGGCATACACAGAGCATGATTCGATATGCCCTGACTTTAGGAGCTCAGCGTATTCAGCGTCGACGTAACCCACAACCTCCGCTTCGAGCGATGCCAGCAGTGCATCCATGGCCACTATGCCCAACCCGAACATGTCGTACTGCTCTTTGTCTTCTGACGGGTCATAGTCCTGCTGCCAGCACTGGAATGCATTGCGGAGGTCTTTGGCCTGATCTTTGGTAATTGTGCTCATGGGTTAGTCCTCATCCACTTCAACGCCATCTTTTAGCGTTATGCCATGCCAATCATCCGCAAAGCTGCAGAACCCTGGCACATCAATACTCGGCATGTTGACGCTTGCAGTGTGATATCCCGTGTCGTTATCAATGTTGGCAACGTGCTTGCCGTTGTATGCGCTAAGCGTGTCCAGGACGCTATAGAACTTTCCTCCGGCAGCTCTGAAATCCTTCACTGCTTTCTCAAGGCGCTTCCAGGCTTTTTCCTGTTCCGGCGTCAGGTCGATTAATTCCTGCAAAGTAGCCATGCTCACTCTCCTTTAGCGGCTGCGGCGGCGATTTCAGACTCACTACGATAATCGCCGCCAATAACCACTTTCAGGCGACCAATTACATCCCAGACGTTTTCCGGGCTGGCATCTTTCAGGAGCGACAGTGCGCGTTCGTTACGCTTCTCTACGGCTTCCAGCTTCTCTTCAGTCTCTTTGATCCTATCGAGGCGAATAACCATGCCATGAATAACTACTGGCACCTGATCATCAACGAGGTCGCACGGGACCTTCAAGGCGCGTTTCCACTCTCGCATAAGTTCGTTTCGCTGTTCTGCAACAGACACTATCGCTTCAAGTCGATTGATTCTGTTGTCTTTGGCTTCCAGCTCATCCAGCAGCGCCAGCACGTTGGCGGGGTTGGCTGCGGCGATGAAAGCTCCATTCAGGTCAGTCTGCTTTTGCGTGAAATCACCGCTATCCATGTAAGTAATGGAGCCCTGTGAATCATCGCTACCGTAGTCGTATTCAATGCTGGTATTTTTCTGCAGGTAAACCCATACACCTGGTGTCGCCTTCTCCGCTGCTTCACGTAATGCGCGTTTGTCGATGGTGCTCATTGAGCGGCTCCTTCTGCTTTCTTTTCGTCAACGCTCCAGGCTGTAGCCAGTGCGCAAGTCACCTGCATAAACGAGTGCTTTACTTTCACCGAGAAAGTTTCTCCTGTGGCCGATACAGTTTCGATGGTGGTCAGCTCGCCGCCGCTTTCGAAATCAGGGTAGAACTGCGTTACCAGGTTACTTTCGACAATCACCGATCCGTCCGGCGTGTGCATTTTCAGTCTCATGACTGCACTCCTTTGCGAAGCTGGGCGGCGAAGTCGTTGGCTACCGCTGAATATGGATGCTCATGCCCACCAACAACCTTCAGACTGGCAGCAAACATCTCCACACCACTGGCCCGCACCTCAGCAATGATGGCGTCGGTAGCCGGGGTTTCAATGGACGGAAGAAGCGTGTAATCAGACCATCCAATCCAACCGTTTTCCTCTGAAGGTTTTTCGAATTTATTTTCAACGGCTTTCTGAACAATGACGCCCCAACAGATGGTGTCGGTTTCCTCTGACCATCCCTCTGAAGATGCTTCGTCGCGCTCCCCGGCAAGGTCTGCATCTGCTGATTTCATTGCCAATTCAGCCGTGCCATGCTCTTCAAACCCAGCCATTTCGCTATAGCTGAAGTACTTAAATCCAGACTTCAGCCCCGCATTCTCCGCAGCCAGCGCCGTGCATCTTGTTTCAGACGCGGCCAATTTACTGCGCAGACCATCAGCACAGTCATGCGCGCCACTGCGACCTCTTTGGAAAGAAAATCCGCAGTCGCAATAAAAAACATTATTTTTTTCGGTAATCATGATGTTGCTCCATGACGCTGAGCGGCTATAGATTTTTGCTCGTCGATAATTTCCACGACTTCTGCATGCACCAATCCTTCGAGAGAGATAACACCTGTGTCGCTTATACCAGCCAGGCTGATCAGCTCTACAAGGCGACGCGCTTTCTTAACGCTAATTTCGGGCGCTATAACGCTTCGGGTAACTTTCTTCTTACCCTTTGCGGCAGCAGAAGCTTTATCCTTCTGAAGAACCGCACCGGCCTTCTCGCCGAACTCTTTTACGCGATCAACGGCAACATCTACGGACACTGTCCCGGATTTAACTTCTTTCTGAACGTCGTGGTTAGCTGAGCTGAGTAGCAGGAGCTTCTCGACAGTAGGAACAGACTTGTTGACCAGTTTTGCTATCTCGCTGGTGGTCTGATTGAAAGCGTTGTGCAACTCCTGAATAACTGCTGCCTGCTCCATATCGGAGAGCGGCAGCTGGTTGTTACTGGTCATGATGCGAGCCAGGCGCTGAACATCGTTACCGTTGAACGGCATGATGTGGATGCGGTCTACTGGCTTGCCAGCTTCAGCACAGCGCGCATAGCAGCGGCGGCGGCGGTGGCCTTCAACAACCCACACACCACCTTCATCCCGGGCGATAACTTCCAGCGGTGGAACTGATCCGCCGTTCATCAGATAGTTGAACAGGTCATCATCAGCCTGGCGGGTGCGTTCATCGTCTTCACGCTTGTTGAAACCTTCACGAACGTGGATATCGGAAAGAGCGATAAACATCCCGGTATCGGTGCGCTTAATTACACCGGCCCTGGTCATTTGCTTGAATGAGTTAGCCATTAGAGAGTGACCTCATTATTCAGGGAAATGACGACACGAGGCAGCTCACGGAGTTCTCGCTGAGCTTCCAGTAGGTGCATGTTGGTAGGCATTTTGGTGTGGCGCTCTTCGATGCGATCGCACTCTTTGGCCCAGCAGGTAACATCCTCACGCAGGGTGGCGTTCTGCTCAGCCAGTTCCTTACGCTGAGCCATCGCTTCACAGAGCGCGACGCTGGTAACATCAAGGCGTGTAGCCAGTTCGTTAACCATCCAGCCGTAAGCGGCAGGGAGGAGAGGGGCGGCCTTACGAGCTGCGTCGATAAGCTGCTCTCTGGTCATGCGTGGTTGTAACTCGGTGACGTTCTGTGTGTTCGTCATGGATAGTTTCTCCGTGTTATAAGCGCTCTGCACAGCGCCGATTTTTGGTTGCACGAATCCCTCGCCGGTTGGCGACAAAAAATAAAGGGGTTTCGTTTTAGTAAGCGCCCAAGCAGGGCACTTAGTGAAACGGGCGGCTGCCACCGCCAGTTAGCTTCTCCACAATTGGGAGCGCGTTCTCCTGAGGTTGATTTAACGACTGAGGCCTCTCAAGGAACAGGCTGAACGCGCTTTCAGTTGTGAAAAGGGGCGGTCGACATTAAGGACATTCACAACTGCCGACCGCCAAGACTACACACAGCAATGAAACTTTTGCCTGTCTTTTCACCACATCAGGCTCGGTGGTTCTCGTGTACCCCTACAGCGAGAAATCGGTTAAAATCTTCTCACCCCTACAGAGAGTGATGGATTCCGCCGATGGACAACAAATGGTTGCAGGAGTTACTGCGTTCAATCCTGCGTGACATAGACATTAGGCGTTTAATGCATATGCTAATCATCTTCGTCATTCTCACGGTGCTTTTGCCTGACTCAGTTAAGCAGTCTGTTGGCGCTCACAATCCGGAGTTTCTTCCGGCATTCAGCCTGTACTATCTGATGATCTTCTGCGTCAGCTTTTTTATTTCTTCGCTAACCAGTTTCACTACAAAAACCGTATTAAACTCGCTTCAAACGCTGGCTTTACGTTTTAAAGTCAGCACGCTTTCAGTACCTGAAAAGCAGTGCCTGCTTTCTTTCATCAAAGAAGGTAATTACGTTGTCTATGCTAAAAATCACAATCCTGTAGTAGAGCAGCTGGTCTATAAGGGCATCCTTAAAAAGACCTATTCCATAAATTGCGGGCCTGATAGGGAAGGTTACGTTATAGATGATAAGTATCATTTCCATATTCTAAGGCACTTATCTTCTTACCTTTGACCAAGCCGTTTAATCCTCAAAGCCAGCTTTTTAAAAGCCATAGAAACCAATTTTTCCATTCGGGTTCTATTGCGACGCTTCATCCTGATTAGCTCATCGAACGTATCAGGTAGGACCTTGAAGTCCGCAGGCAACTTTGTGAGGTCACACCCGCATTCCGGACACTTTGAATAAAGTGGCTCAATCTTCCATCCTTCCGGCAATACTTCCATCTTTCTGTTTGCGCTAGTGCTCATACTGCCTACCCACAATGTTCGTTGCTGATGGATGTAATATTAGACATCTTACATTTACAGTCAAGTCTATTTTGTAAGTTTGCTTACTATATTTTCACAGGCATAAAAAAGCCCGCATGATCAGCGGGCTTGCAGGAACCAGAGGGGCTAAAGGTCAATGATAATTTGTTTAACTATCCCAATTAGATTGGTCTCTTGATTCACCTCAATGGGTTTAAACGCAGGATTCAGTGGGATTAGGTACGAAAACGGTGGGTCTATCGCCAGCTTTTTTAAAGTTGCCTCACCACCAGATATCGTTTGAGCAACGACAATTTTACCGTTTGCCTCATCCACGAAGCCGAACTCTGGTTCAACAATAACAATAGAACCTTCAGGAATACTCAACTCCTGGCTAGAAGTCATTGAATCTCCCTTAACCCTCAAAGCAAAGGCAGAATCAGAAAGTTTTCGAGTGGTTTTCACTTGTTCATTATTAGGATTTCCAATTACTTCCGTCCAATTACCAGCTTGCACCCATGATATGAGAGGGACCTCTCTGGCAGACATCAAGTTGATGTTAATGCCATTTTCGATATCGCCTGAACCAAAAACCAACCATTCTGGCGAGCACTGAAGGCATTTACACACCAATATCAAGTTCTCACCAGAAAGTTTTGTTAAATCACTTTCCCACTGGGTCACAGCAGACGCGCTTACTCCTGCCCACTCAGCCACATCGCGCTGGGTAAGTTTTTTCTGCTTTCTTCTAAATCTCAGTCTGCTGCCAACGGTATCCATAAAATCTCCTCGGAATGCACGTTAGCAATCTTACATTTTATTGACGTAAGTATGCTGTCCATATACGATGTAAGAATGCTAACTAAAGAGGATTCAAACCATGCATAAAGGGACAGTCGTCGACTACTACGGCGGCATTTCTAAAACCGCAGTTGCCTTAGGGGTAACTCACAGTGCCGTATGTCAATGGGGTGAAGTAATCCCAGAAAAACAGGCTCTTTACATTGAAAGAATTACGAACGGGAAGTTGAAATACGACGCTTCTCTCTACAGCAAACTTAACAATTCTCAACACAAGCAGTAACCACAGAAAAGAGGATATGACCGTGGGTATAGAACCTGAATGGAAAGTTGAGAAGCAGCCCGCCTGGCTAGTGGCCGCAATCAGGAAGACGATTGCCGCGTTGCCAGGCGGATACGCTGAAGCGGCGGAGATTCTGGACGAAACCCAGAATTCACTCTTTAACCGCCTTCGTGCTGGTGGCGACCAGATCTTTCCAATGGGCTGGGCAATGGTGCTTCAGAGAGCTGCTGGCGTAAGTTACATCGCTGACGCGTACTCTCGTGAAACTGATAACGGAATTCACGTTCCCGGCGCCGTGCCTGATGATGAAAACGAAGAGATTGGCCTGAAGCTGGCCGAGCTGGTGGGGAGGCTTGGTGAGCTGGTCAATGCTTACCGTCATTACATTGAAGATGGTGTAGTTGACCGGAGCGAGTGGCAAAGTCTTAACGATATCGCATATCAGTTCAGGGTCACTCTCATGACGTTCCTGAACCTTATTTCCCGTGTTTATTGCCTTCCAGAAATGGGTGAGGCCCGCGAGTGTGCAGCTCCGGGCCCCTTGGCGTGTCGTATCAGTGGAGAAACTAACGCATGAACAGTGTAACGGTAAACAACCGTCTCCCGCAACTACGTGGTATTCCCGTTATTGGAACCTCGTCGTTTCGGTATGAGCGGATGGTATCAGGCCGCTGGGTTCCATGTAACCACAGCAGGGCTATGGCGATTGTGGGTGTCTGGCGTCGGAAGGGGAGAGCGCTATGCGAGAACTTAACCGTCGTTTCAGAGATCACTATGGCGTCCCGGTGCGGGTCATCAGATGGGAGCCAGAGACTCGACGCGTTATATACCTTCGCGAAGGGTACGAGCATGAGTGCTTCAGCCCTCTTGAGCAATTCCAGCGTAAATTTACAGAGTTAAAGGACGACCATGAGCCTGTTAATGCCATCCCGGCCGATAGTGATAAACCCTGACCTTGCATACAGCATTGGGCTGAACGAGGCTATTGCGTTGCAGCAGGTTAACTACTGGCTTAAAGAAACCACCTCCGGACTGGAGCGTGACGGCGTGCGCTGGATTTACAACACCAACGAGCAGTGGCTGGAGCAGTTCCCGTTCTGGTCTGAGTCTACTCTGAAGCGCACATTCACCCGCCTGAAGAACCTTGGCGTGCTCAAAGTTGAGCAGCTGAACAAGTCTCAGCGCGACATGACGAACTACTACACGATCAACTACGAAAGCGAGCTTTTAGATGAGGCCAAAGTGACCAAATCGAAGAGTTCAAATTGCACTCTTCCATCAGGTCAAAATGAACCGATGGAAGAGGTCAAAGTGAAACGCTCCATCGGGTCAAAACGAACCGCTCTCATCAGGTCAAATTGCACTGATCTTCTTACAGAGAATACAACAGAGAATACTACAGATATTAAAAAACCTATTTGTCCGGTTGCGTCGCAACCAGACCGTGATGTGTTGATCACCGATCAGGCTAAACAGGTTTTAACGCACCTGAACAAGGTAACCAACTCCAAATACCAGGTATCAACAACCTCGCTGCAAAACATCCGTGCCCGAATTGGGGAAGGATTCACCGTAGAGGAGCTGTCGCTGGCGGTGGACTACTGCAACGCAAAGTGGAGCGAAGACCTGACGATGGCGGCCTACCTTCGCCCACAGACGCTTTTCCAGCCAACAAAATTCCCTGGGTACCTGAAGTCTGCGAACAGCTGGGTGAAAGCTGGAAGGCCAGAGCGAGTGAACGGGAAGTGGGCGCGTGAGGATGGAATATTCAAGTCCAGCTTTGAAAACACCAACTACGGCAGCATTCCACCGGGATTCAGGGGGTAACAATGAGCTTTTTAAAAACTATTCAACTGTTCATAGCCAACAATCCTGGGCTGACGAACAAGGAGATCGCCGCAGCAATGCCGGAGTATGAGTTACACAGTGTGCAGCGCGCGGTATGCCGACTGGCAATGATGGGTAGAGCAGAACGCCATGGCCAACGTCCGACTTTCCGCTACTACGCCAAAGCTCCGGAAGGCCCGATTGGGCCGATTGTCCCGCGCTATCCGGTAAAAAAAGCCGAAGTGACGCCGGAGCCAAAACAGGAAGCCGCACCAAACCCTGCTGTCGTTGCGATGATGGAGAAGGCAAAGGAATTATTTGATAAGGGTCTGTTCCTGCGTGCCGCCACTGTCCTGATGGATGCCTTCAACCGCTCCAAAAGCGAAGATATGCGGGAAAAGATTATGGAGGAGCGCCAGCGCTACCTGAACATGGTTCAGCGAGCTAAGCCATCTGGCGATGGATGGTGTCTTGCTGGCAGAGCGAGGAACGTCTGATGAAATACTCACTGATTTACGCTGATCCAGCCTGGGAATACGGGAACACCGTCAGCAACGGCGCGGCTACTAATCACTACGGCACGATGAAGCTGATCGACATGAAGCGCCTCCCTGTTTGGGACCTGGCCGCAGAGGATGCTGTTCTGGCTATGTGGTTCACCGGCACGCATACCCGCGAAGCCATTGAGCTGGCTGAAGCATGGGGCTTTAAGGTCAGAACGATGAAGGGCTTTACCTGGGTGAAGTTCAACCCGCTGGCGGAGCAGCACATCAATAAAGCGCTTCAGGCTGGTGGAGTAGAGGACTTTTACGATTTCCTCGACCTGCTGAACGAACAGACCCGCATGAACGGCGGCAACTACACCCGAGCCAATACTGAAGACCTGCTGATAGCCACCAGGGGAAATGGACTTGAGCGCCAGCGCGCTGGCATCAAGCAGGTTATCTACAGTCCACTCGGCGAACACAGCCAGAAACCAGCCGAGGCGCGCCTCCGTCTGGAAATACTCTACGGTGACGTTCCGCGCATCGAACTGTTCAGCCGCTGCGGTGCGCCAGGCTGGGACCATTGGGGAAATCAATCTGAGTCACCGGCTGTTGAGCTTATTCCGGCAGTAGCCGTTCCAATCGGCAAACCTCAGGAGCGTGCTGCATGAAGCTCAGTGACATTTACCAGATGAACCTTGATTCCGTAGAAAATGAACGTGTTAGCTTGGTGAAATACAGAGCGAAACAGTTTGCCGAGCAGTATCAGGCAGCCAAAGCGACGTTCAGCGACATTGAAGGTGAAGTGCCTTATGTAAGACATGAGAAAGGGCGAACTGTAATTACCCCCTGGACAGGCCATGTCTATTCTTTGTCGAAGATTAGAACGTTCATCGAACGTGAAAAGGGTGTGTATCACCATCGCTTCGCTCCGGTTCGGATTATCGTCTCTGGTTATCAGGCCAAGGTGATTATTGACTGGGAGCAGCCGACATGAAAAAGCTTTCCACAGAGCAGGAAAACGCTGTTCGTGACGTTGCCCGTCAATGCTCAGATGCCATTAAGAAAGCCCTGAAAAAAAAGCCCAAGCCAAGCTGGAACGAGGCTGTTCCTCCGATCCTGAAGGAGTACCACGATAAGGTTAAACCGATGGGCGTTAGCCTGGTGATGTTCAATAGCGTAATTGGACGCCTGAACGGGCGTTATGGAGTCGAGTCATGATCGAATTAACGTCGCGTCAGAGTGAAGTGTATGAAGCTATCAAGATTCACATCGAGAAGGTTGGCTTCCCACCAACTTTAATAGAGCTTGCTGAACTGATTGGTTGCTCATCGCCGAACGCTGCTGCTGAGCATGTGAAAGCGCTAAAGAAAAAAGGTTTCCTCTCCATTGCTCCTGGCGCTGCCAGGGGCATTACCGTCGTCAAAACAGAACTGGATGCTGATCCGATAGCGATCATCAAAGGCCTGTTATCCGGTGGAGACATGGCCAGAGATAACGCGGTGGAATGGCTGAAAAAGCAGGGAGTGACTGTATGAAACTGGTGTTACCGTTCCCGCCGAGCGTAAACACCTACTGGCGAGCCCCGAACAAGGGGCCGTTAAAAGGCCGCCATCTTATCAGCGCCAAAGGCAGGGCATATCAAAGCGCTGCCTGTGTGGCTATCGTCGAGCAGCTTCGATTTCTTCCAAAACCTTCAACTGCACCGGCTGCCGTCGAGATTATGCTGTATCCACCGGACGAACGCCGCCGCGATATCGACAACTACAACAAGGCGCTATTTGACGCACTTACTCACGCTGGCATCTGGGAGGATGACAGTCAGGTGCAGCGAATGCTGGTGGAGTGGGGGCCGAAAGTACCTGGTGGACGAGTAGAGATATCGATCAAGAAACATGAACCTCTGGCGGGTGCAGCCGCCTGATAAGTGGAGAAGAGCATGAATCAGATGAATATCACCGTAATGTGCCCGACCACTCACAGCGCCGCGATGGGGCAGCAAATAACGATGTCCAGCCGTGAGATTGCAAAACTGGTCGACTCGCGCCACAGCAACGTTTGCGTGACCATCGAACGACTCATGAACTCTGGGGTCATTGGGGGGTATGCTGCAATGCAGTACACCCATCCACAGAACCAGCAGGTTTACCACTACTACGAAGTTAACAAGCGAGATAGCTATGTGATCGTCGCCCAGCTTTGCCCGGAGTTTACCGCCCGTCTGGTTGACCGCTGGCAGGAACTGGAGAGCGGGGCCGGAATGGTAGTTCCTCAAACACTCCCTGAAGCACTACGACTCGCTGCCGACCTTGCCGAACAGAAGCAACGCCTGAGTGATGAACTGGCTATAGCTGCGCCTAAGGCTGAATTTGTTGATCGTTATGTCAAAGCCACTGGCTCAATGACGTTCCGGCAGGTTGCTAAACTCCTGAACGCCAAAGAACCAGAGTTCGCGATGTTCCTCGTTGAGAACGGCATCATGTACCGGTTAAATCGTGTGCTTACACCAAAGAGCAAACACATCGAATCTGGGCGCTTTGAAGTGAAGACGGGCACTACAAACCAGACCAACTATGCATTCAATCAGTCTCGCTTCACCGCAAAGGGTGTGCGCTGGATTGGTGGACTGTGGGCAGAGCATAACGCTAAGGGGAAAATTGCGTGAGAGCCATACTTACACCTGAAGTTGCTCCGATGTCCGGTGTAGTGCTGTTCCGTCCCGGCAACGAACTGCTCTGGTTATTCCGCCAGGGGAGGGTGGTGATTGAAAGGCCATCAGAAGCAATCCAGCATCTGCCATCTGGGCTGATTCCGGAAGCGCACCAGCCGCTGACAGATGATGACAGTATGCAGGCTATTTTTGAGAACGAACGAGTTATCCAGCGTGCTGGTGGCCTGAGTGGACTTGATGCCTGGCTGGAAAGAAAATTCGAATGTCAGTGGCCTCATACAGACTGGCATGCAAGAGACTTCACCGTGATGCGACATGCACCCGGCAGCATCCGTCTTTGCTGGGGGTGTGATAACCAATTACGTGAACAAACCACTGAAAGACTGGCAGGAATTGCCATGCAGAACCTGGTAAAATGGTTACTCGAAAGGGTGAATATTATGCTGGGATTCAGCGAAGACCATACCCTGACGCTTCCGGAGTTCTGCTGGTGGATGGTACGCAACGATCTGGCTGACCTTATTCCTGAATCAATGGCGAGCAAAGCCCTCAGGATTAAGCCTGACTCGCACAGTTCCGTAATGCGGGAAAGCGACATTGTCCCGTCGTTACCGGCGACAGAAATCCTCCAGGAGAAGGTAAAGAAGGTTGTCTCCGTTAAGGTAGACCCGGAGTCACCGGAATCTTTCATGCTGAGGCCAAAGCGCCGACGCTGGGAGAACGAGAAGTACACCCGCTGGGTGAAGTCGCAGCAGTGCAGTTGCTGCAATAACCCGGCAGACGACCCCCACCACCTGATTGGCCACGGGCAGGGTGGAATGGGAACCAAAGCGCATGACCTGTTTGTGATACCGCTGTGCAGAGCGCATCACGACGAGTTGCACGCTGATCCTGTGGCATTTGAAGCGAAGCACGGCGACCAGTTAACGCTGTTGTTTCGGTTTTTAGATCGTGCGCTGGCAATCGGCGCACTGGCGTAAGTGGAGACGCAACATGATCAATCCTTCAGAAGTTGGCAAATCCGGCGAGATGGTTCGCCTTCGCACTCTCGAAAGCATCTGGGTACAGGGTAAGCTCCGCATGTGGGGCCGCTGGTCGTACATTGGCGGCGGTTCAGGCGGGAACATGTTCAACCAGCTGCTTGCATCCGGGAAAATCACCAAAACGGCAATCAACGATGCACTGCGTCGCATGAAGAAATCCGGCATCACTAAGCCTGAGCTGGAAGCATATCTTCGCGAAATCCTCGACAGCAAAAACAAAAGCGGTCTGGCGTTCTGCTCGGATGAAGAGGGTCTGAAGGTGGATGGTGTTATTGCTTCCGTCCTGATGAATGACGACTACCGATCACTTTATGGCGTCATCGTCGACCGCCACCGACTCCGTAAGAGCAAGCTGCAGATGGCCAACGAGCTTAATGCAAAACATCCTGACTGGACCCTTATCACCTGCCGCCGCCGAATTGACACATGGGTAAGTTTGGCCGAATCGATCCTGTACGCTCCACTTTGTGACGCGTTTGGCACAAATAGCGACAGATTTAAGTTGCAGGGTGAGCAAGAAAGTGCTTAAATTGTGTTAGGCTCGGGACAGTAAAGCGTACTGAGCAACAGAAAAAAACATAAACCCGCCACTGCTGCGGGTTTTTTATTTTAAGGGCTGCCCACGGGCGGCCTTTTTTGTTTCCCCTCGTTCTGAGAGGACTCACGGCAATAAGAGGGGGCTAAATGTCCGATCCTGTTTCTGGCACTACGGTAGCGGCTGGTGGTCTGATGGGTGCCAGCATGTTCGGTCTGGCAACCGGCATAGATTACGGTGTGGTGTTTGGTGCATTCGCTGGTGCTGTTTTCTACGTCGCTACGGCGGTTAATATCAGCCGCCTTAAGCTGGTGGGCTACTTCATCACCTCATTCATCTTCGGCGTAATTGGTGCACCGTTGCTTGGCTCGTACTTCTCCAAATGGACGGGGTACAGCGACAGGCCACTTGATGCGCTGGGCGCGGTAATCGTTGCTGCAGTGGCCATAAAGCTACTGACGTTCGTCAACAGTCAGGATTTGGGTAGCCTGTTTGGAATTCTCTCACGTTTACGTGGTGGAGGGGCCAGCAATGGTAACAAGTGATCCGAGTGCGATGGCAAACGCAATTATCTCTGCTGTTATCGTTATTGCACTGATGTTCTACCAGCGCGGCGGGGCGAGACATCGTCCTCTGATATCGCTGATGGCTTATTTCACGGTGCTGGTATACGCCAGCGTACCTTTCCGTTACCTGTTCGGCCTGTACCATGAATCACACTGGTTTGTGGTGCTGGTGAACGTACTGATATGCGCCGCCGTTCTCTGGGCTCGTGGAAACGTGGCGCGCCTGGTTGATGCACTGAGGCACTAATGAACCAATCACAATTTCAAAAGGCGGCTGGGCTAAGCGCCGAGTTAGCTGCGCGCTGGTTTCAGCCAGTAAGTGACGCGATGAGAGAGTTCAGCATCACCAAGTCGGAAGATCAGGCGATGTTTATTGCTCAGGCAGGGCATGAATCAGCTGGTTTCACTCTGCTGGTGGAGAGCTTCAATTACCGCATTGCAGCACTCGTGAATTTCATCCGTGCCGGACGACTCACCGCAGACCAGGCAAACGCGCTTGGACGTCGCCCAGAAGAACGGGTATTGCCCATTGAGCGCCAGCGCGCTATCGCCAACCTGGTATACAGCAAGCGTATGGGGAATAACGCTCCCGGTGACGGCTGGTTATACCGTGGGCGTGGGCTTATCCAGATTACCGGCCTCAATAACTACCGTGAGTGCGGAAACGGCCTGAAGGTTGATTTGGTTAAGCAGCCTGAGCTATTAGCCGAAGACGTTTATGCAGCCAGAAGCGCGGCTTGGTTCTTCGCTACTAAGGGATGTCTGAAGTATTCCGGCGACCTGAAGCAGGTGACGAAGATTATTAACGGCGGAACGAACGGGTTGGAAGACCGTCGCACTCGATTCGGTCAGGCCAAGACGGTACTGGTGTGAGGTTGATATGGGATTAGAAACAATAGTCGGTATCGCTGCCCTGATAATGGCGGCTATCGCGGGTGCCTTTGGTATTGGTCACTCACGCGGCACCAGCAAAGCGGAAGCCAAAGCAGACCAGCAGCGCACCGAAGAAAAGGCCGCAGCCACTGAAGCAGTAGCCGAACGCCGGGTAGAAGCAACGAAAGAGGCCAGCAATGTACAGCAGACCGTTAACCATATGCCTGGCGATGTTGTTGATCGTGAGCTGCGCACAAACTGGACCCGTAAGGGTTGAGGTAGTGGACACTGCTTGCGATTGGGTTAAACCCATTTACGGAACGGAACACGACTGGGATGTACTGGACCGCCAGACGAAGAAAGACATCCTGCCGCATAACAAAGCGTGGCAGGTGAACTGCTCAAAATCTTGAAAAGATAATTAAAGCAAGAAGCGTCAAAAGCATCCTGCTTTAATCAGGTATTACGATGATTGATTGGATGAGAAGAAATTCGTTACTTTGGCGAAAAGCTGTTCATAAAACTCAATACCTAGCTTAGCGAGCTCGGTTGGATGGCGAGTTTTTAATGGTTGAGAAAGATGTGATTCAGGTGGCAAATAATGTTCACCTCTGTTAATCACCTCTTTCACTTCAACCGTTTCTGGAGTAAAGGTCACGACTAAGGGATGGCTACCACGATATTCTTGTATGTCTGTCCCTCTCATAACTAGCTTTTCAATATGTACTGATTCTCCAGGGGTTGATACATCAAATCCAAGATGAAAGCTTCCTGGAACTCGTTTAGCCACATCCTGAATAGAGTGCGTATCCGCGTTCCTGGCTTGTTTAAGATATCGTAAAAGAGGATCTGAGCTTCTCAGGGCATTTTCTTTCGAGATGAGGGCATTGAATTTCTCTTTATGAGGATTGCAGGCTCGGTGGAGTTTCTCGAATATTTTTTCTAAACGGTTGAGAAAATCGCACCATGCTTCTTCGTATTCTTCATAATTTTTTGCTGAGACCATCCTCTCTAAGCAACGCTTAGAGGCATTCAATTCTTTTTGGGCCGGAATAAAATCCATATGAAATTGCATAATAAATCTCTCAAGTATCGTCACCAGGTATTCTTTAGATAATAATCGGGTATCGACATGAAAGTCATCATTGATGGCGTAAGTTATTACCCATGTGTAGGGGAAAGATATCCTATCGGTATAGCAATCACTACGCATGATCGAGCAGACATTCTGAAGAGCTCAGTTGAACAGCACATGAAGCATCTACCTGCCGGAGCACTGGTGGTTGTAGTGGACGACGGCTCTAAACCTGCCGCAGTAGTACCTGACGGTGTGCATTTGCTTCGTCACGAAACATCACTTGGCATTGTTGCTTCGAAAAATGCCAGCTTAACCGCACTGATTGAAGCCGGGTGTGAGCATCTTTTCCTTTGGGACGATGACGCCTGGCCCATCGCTGATAACTGGCACCTCCCTTACATCGCATCACCTGAGCCACACCTGGCTTATCAGTTTCTCGATCTGGCTGGCCGCAATAAGCTGAATGACCTTTCGGTGCTTTACCGTGACGATCAGCATGTGGCGTATACCGGGCAGCGTGGCGTGATGCTTTATTACCACCGCAGCGCCATCGAGAAGGTGGGCGGATTCGATCCGGTTTATGGTCGCGGCATGTACGAGCACAGCGACCTCGCCTTGCGCATCCATAACGCAGGACTGACTACGTGGGCTTACGCTGATGTCCTCGGTTCAGACAAGCTGATTCATTCCCTCGATGAGCATGAAGCTGTGGAGCGTTCGGTACCGAGGCCAGACCGCCAGGCGCTGGTGGAACGTAATGTGAAGATCCACAACGAACGACGTGATGCCGGCTTTACCGGTTACGTTGAATATCGGCGTCAGCGCGACGTGGTTATCACTACGCTACTTACCAGCCAGCCTGACCCGCAGCGCGGTACTAAAATGGCCGCCTCTCCTGGCCAACTGGCTAAATGGGCCTCATCGCTTCGGAATTGTGGCCGTATTGCGCTGGTGGATGAACTGCAGACGGCACCTGAAGACGTTGAGTTGTATCGCGTCCCTGACGTGAAGATGAATGTCTACTTCCGGCGATGGCTGCATATCTGGCAGCACCTGCGCGATCACCCTGAATACCGGTTCGTCTGGTGTACCGATGGTACCGATGTCGAAATGCTTCGCGCGCCGTGGGAAGAAATGGAGCCCGGAAAGGTGTATGTCGGTTCTGAACCTAAGACCTACGCCGACACATGGGCGAAACAGAATCATCCTGAGCGTATCTATCAGGAATTCATTGAAGTGCACCGCGGCGATGTGATGCTTAACGCTGGCCTGCTGGGTGGCATCCGCGCTGATGTAATGGCGTTCGCTCATGGCATCATCCGACTTTACTACCGGATCGAGAGTTATCGCTTCTGGAAGAAAGAGCAGGCTGGCGCCGCGGTGGGTGACATGCTGGCGTTCGGTATTGTCGCGCAGTCATTCGCTGACAGGCTGGTCACCGGCCCTCTGGTTCATACGGTATTCAAAACGGATGGTTTAGGCAAAGAGTCAGCTTGGTGGCAACATAAATAATGGAAGGGTGATTTATGAATAATCTCAAGAATGGAGCAACTTCGAATGTAATTGCTCCAATTGTAAAAAACATCATCGAAGATGCAATTGCAACGTTTATTCTTTTATCCCAGAATACTTAAATGCAAATTTCTTGGTTTTAAGTACCGTTTCAATTGCTTCATGAGGTGTTTTTTCTTCAACCAATTTCCATGTTTCAATTGTATTGGTTTGGAATTTATTAAGCTGTTCAGGAGTCAATACGTTTTGCATTTGAACAACAATTGAATTCAATGCATCGACCTTATAAATCAAATTTTCCATGATTTCTTGCATGATATTGTCAGACATATTTAATCCTTTTTTATTTTAAGGTGCACCCAAGTAGCGTTTGGGTAACACCTAACATACCTAAATCTTGACACAATCAACACCCTGATATTCAGACAGTAGCCGCCATCGTGCGGCTTTTCTTATTGGAGATTCGCTGGTGGCTGAAGAGATTAAGTTTGTGGTGGTCGGTCATCACGCCAGACGGCAGCAGGCTGAGGCGCTGACCTCGGCTATAGGCGCACATTCGCTGATTGATGGCGGTAACCACGGCGCGAACTGGAATCATCGTCGTGCTATCGAATGGGCTGCTGAGCAACCTTGCCGGGTAGTGGTGTTGGAAGACGACGCGCTGCCGGTTGAGGGATTCACTGAGAAGGTAACGGACTGGTTAGCGCGCTTTCCTGAGGGCATGCTGAGCTTTTATCTCGGTACCGGCCGCCCACCGCTATATCAAATGCAGATAGCCGAACGGCTGATAGTTGCTGATAAGACCCGGGCAGACTTCATCATGTTGCCGAGACTGATACATGGGGTTTGCTATAGCGCACCGCCTAAACATATTGAACGAATACTGTCTCGATGGGACAACAGCAAGCCTGCCGATTATGCCGTGGGTGATGCTTATGGCGGTGCTGTGGTTTATCCGTGTTACTCGCTAGTGGATCATTCAGATGGTGAACCTGTTGAGCGTCACCCTGACTCAGCTCCACGAATAGAGCGCCGTAGAGCGTGGCGAATCGCCTGAAAAACCGGCCAAATGGCCGGTTTAATTAGTTTTATCTTTTGCTGTCTGGAGTCCGTTTAACTGGTACCCATGTTGCACCAGGTTTAGAAGTCGGTGGTGCAGTATGGTTATCAGGAATGGTTGTGTAGTTATCGGTTTGGCCGCCACGCGGACCGCGTTCACGATATACACCGCCATCACGTCCACTAGACTGGCCAGGTTTCAAACCCATAAATACCTCCACGATATAAGCCACAAAAGTGTGGCAAAGAAAGATTCACCGGTTTCAACGTGGTGATGACTCAATTTTTTAGGAGTGTTAATGCCAACACAAATACCAAGGGTATGTCGCAAGCGTGGCTGCCCTGGCACAACCACGGACCGCTCAGGCTATTGTCCCAAGCACCTTAACGAAGGCTGGCAGCAGCATCAGCGAGGACAGAGCAGGCATCAGCGAGGTTATGGCAGTAAGTGGGACAGGCTGCGCCCAATCGTTCTCGACAGAGATAAACACCTTTGTCAGGAATGCCTGCGAAATGGAAGGTATACACCCGCGGAGACGGTGGACCACATTACCGCCAAAGCAAATGGGGGGACCGATGACCTGTCCAACCTCGAAAGCCTCTGCAAGCCTTGCCACAGGGCGAAGACAGCGGTCGAAAGATTTAAATGACATCAATTATCATTTGAGTCAGCCGAGGGGGAGGGCGGGTTGAAAGTTCAGGAACGACGCGCCAAAGGACCGCCGCCTAACCTCTTTTCATATCGCCGCAGGTTAGAAAACTTTTTTATGGGGTCCCCCATTCGATGATTAATAGGAGTTTTCGATTATGTCTGGACCACCGAAAACCCCGACCCATCTACGTTTGGTGAGGGGGAACCCATCAAAACGCCCGATTAATGAAAACGAACCAAAGCCAGCTGCAGGGGTACCCCCAACGCCGAAGCATTTCGACAAGCAGGGGAAATACTGGTTTAAGCGGATGGCCGACGAGCTCGATGCTATTGGTGTGATGTCCCAACTGGACGCCAGAGCCCTTGAGTTGCTGGTTGAGGCATATACCGAATACCGGCACCACTGCGACACGCTTGAAATTGAGGGGTACACCTACCGGATCGAAACGCAGAGCGGGGATGTGATGATCAAGGCTCACCCGGCAGCCGTCATGAAAGCTGATGCCTGGAAACGCCTGCGTGCCATGCTCGGTGAGTTCGGCATGACGCCAGCAAGCCGCTCTAAAGTGAATGCAAAAGGTCCTGATGCGGTTGACCCGCTGGCCGAGTTTATGAAAGCGAGGGATTAATGGCTAAGGTTGCAGAAGGCATCCGCTACGCCGAGAGGGTGGTAGCGGGAGAAATTATTGCCTGTGAGTATGTGCGCCTTGCCTGTCAGCGTTTTCTTGACGATCTGGCACACGGCGAAGAGCGCGGTATTTTCTTCAGTGAGCCGCGCGCGCAGCACATTCTGAATTTCTATAATTTTGTTCCTCACGTCAAAGGTGCGCTGGCAGGCCAGCCTATTGAGCTGATGGACTGGCATGTTTTCATCCTGATTAATATTTTTGGTTTTGTTATCCCGCTGGTTAACGAAGAGACGGGGGAAACCGTTCTGCGTAACGACGGCAGCGGTCGGCCGGTGATGGTTCGGCGTTTCCGTACAGCAGATGTTGAGGTGGCCCGTAAAAATGCCAAATCAACGCTTTGCTCCGGTGTGGGGCTTTATATGGCTGGCGCAGACGGCGAGGGCGGGGCGGAGGTTTATTCCGCTGCAACCACCCGTGACCAGGCGCGAATTGTTTTTGAAGACGCGAAAAATATGGTCAAGAAGGCGAAAGCCACTCTTGGGCGGATCTTCGAATTCAACAAGCTCGCTATCTACCAGGAGCAAACGGCCTCCAAATTCGAGCCTTTATCATCAGATGCGAACAACCTCGATGGCCTGAACATCCACTGCGCCATCGTCGACGAGCTGCATGCTCATAAAACCCGTGACGTCTGGGACGTTCTGGAGACGGCCACTGGCGCGCGCCTGCAATCGCTGCTTTTCGGTATCACCACCGCCGGCTTCAACAAAGAAGGTATCTGTTACGAACTACGCGATTACGCAATCAAGGTCCTGCGCGGCCTGGTTAAAGACGATACGTTTTTTGCCATCATCTACACCTTAGATGAAGGTGACGATCCCTTTGATGAAAAAGTCTGGCAGAAGGCGAATCCGGGGCTGGGTATCTGTAAGCGCTGGGATGATCTGCGCCGCCTGGCTAAAAAGGCGAAAGAGCAGGTTTCGGCCAGGATTAACTTTTTCACCAAACACATGAATATCTGGGTTACCGCTGAGTCTGCCTGGATGGACATGATGAAATGGGAAAAATGCGAGTTTATCGCCCCGCAGCACGAACTTAAAACCTATCCCTCCTGGGTGGGCGTTGACCTTTCAAACAAAATTGATATCTGTGCAGCCGCTAAAGTCTGGCGCGCGCCAGATGGCCACGTTCATGCGGACTTTAAATTCTGGCTGCCGGAAGGACGCCTTGAGAAATGTTCGCGTCAGATGGCAGAGCTCTATCGTAAGTGGGCCGGGATGGACAAGCTGATCCTTACCGACGGGGATGTAATCGACCATGCTCAGATTAAGGAAGAGCTGCAGGTGTGGGTTGCTGGCGAGAGTCTGAAAGAAATTGGCTTCGACCCGTGGAGTGCGACGCAGTTCAGCCTTGCGCTGGCAGAAGAAGGGCTGCCGCTGGTGGAGGTACCGCAGACGGTTCGCAATTTCTCTGAGGCGATGAAAGAGGTCGAAGCACTGGTATACGGTGGCCGCTTCCATCACAGCGATCACCCGGTAATGAACTGGATGATGTCCAACGTAACCGTCAAACCTGACCGGAACGAGAACATTTTCCCGAACAAGTCCACACCAGAGGCCAAGATTGATGGCCCGGCGGCATTGTTCACAGCAATGAGCCGCGTTCTGGTTAACGGTGGTAACGACCAGCAGGATCTCTCCGGATTCTTCAATAATCCCATCATGGTAGGTTTCTGATGAAAAAAAACAAACAGCCAGGCAGGGTGAAAAGCGCTCTGCTTAACTGGCTTGGTGTGCCTATCAGCCTGACTACCGGCACGTTCTGGGAGGAATGGTTTGGCACCAGTAGCAGCGGAAAGGTAGTCACGGCCGATAAAGCCATCCAGCTATCGGCTGTGTGGGCATGCGTTAGACTGTTAAGCGAGTCTATTTCAACCCTTCCGCTTAAAATATACGTTCGACAGCCTGACGGTTCGCGTAAAGCGGCAACCGATCATCCGGCCTATTCGATACTGTGCCGCCGACCCAATTCAGAAATGACACCATCACGCTTTATGTTGATGGTGGTCGCCAGTATTTGCCTGCGCGGGAACGCCTTCATTGAGAAGAAATTCATCGCAAACCGCCTGGTTTCGCTGGTGCCTTTACTGCCGCAGAACATGGTGGTTAAACGCCTCACTACCGGGGCGCTGGAATACAAATACACCGAAAACGGTAGCGAACGCGTTATTCCCGTCAAAAACATCATGCATATCCGCGGGTTCGGTCTGGATGGCGTTTGCGGCATGATGCCGATGAAGACTGGACGGGATGTGATCGGTTCTGCGATGGCGGTAGAAGAGTCTGCGGCAAAAATATTCGAGCAAGGGTTACAGAGTTCTGGCTTCCTGACAGCGGAGCAAGCATTAAACGATGAGCAGAGGGAAAGGCTCCGGGAATACATGGCAAAGTTCACCGGTTCAAAGAATGCCGGAAAGATAATGGTGCTGGAGGGAGGACTCAAGTACCAGGGCGTTACCATGAATCCTGAAGACGCCCAGATGCTGGAAAGCCGCTCATTCAGTATTGAGGAAATCTGCCGCTGGTTTCGGGTGCCTCCTTTCATGGTTGGCCACACCACGAAACAAAGCAGTTGGGCATCTAGCCTTGAGGGCATGAACCTGCAGTTCCTGACTCATACTCTTCGACCGCTGCTGGTGAATATTGAGCAGGAAATTGGCCGGTGTTTACTCGACAGCGATGACGAAGTGTTTGCAGAGTTCTCTGTTGAAGGTCTACTGCGAGCCGATAGTGCAGGTCGCGCGGCATACTATACCAGCGCGCTTCAAAATGGCTGGATGTCCCGTAATGACGTTCGTCGTCTTGAGAACATGCCACCGATTGAAGGAGGCGACATTTACACTGTTCAGCTCAACCTGACGCAACTGAAAAACCTTGAAAGCAACAACCCTGCTGTTCAGGCCCTCGCCCTGCGAGAGCTGCATAACCACGTATTCCCTGACATTTCCTTTGAACAATCTCCGCTGAAACAGGCCGCTTAGGAGCACTTTCCTGATGAGCAAAAAACAACTTCCGGTAGCACCGGCGGGTCGACCCTGCGCGCGCGTTACCTGTGAAACATTACCGTCCGCACTGGACCGCTGGGACGGCGGAATCAAAGCGGCGGCCACCGACGATAACAGCATTTCTGTTTTTGATGTTATCGGGCAGGACTACTGGGGCGAAGGGGTAACAGCTAAACGTATTGCCGGTGCGCTTCGGGCGATGAACGGTGCCGACGTCACGGTGAATATCAACTCGCCGGGCGGCGACATGTTCGAGGGGCTGGCTATTTATAACCTGCTCCGCGAATACGAAGGCCGTGTAACGGTGAAGGTGCTGGGCATTGCCGCCAGCGCCGCCTCGATAATTGCGATGGCCGGGGATGATATTCAGATTGGCCGCGGTGCCTTCCTGATGATCCACAACTGTTGGGTATACGCGATGGGAAACCGCCATGATTTTGCAGAACTTGCACAGTCACTGGAGCCCTTCGATACCGCTATGGCAGACATCTACGCGGCGCGCTCCGGCCTTGATATGGCCGGTGTGCAGAAGCTGATGGACGCGGAAAGCTATATCGGTGGCAGTGATGCTGTGGCGAAGGGACTGGCAGACAGCTTGCTTTCTGCTGATGCGGTCAGCGATGGCGATGAATCGCCTGCAGCCGCGCTTCGCAAACTTGATGCATTGCTGGCCAAGACCAACACCCCGCGCTCTGAGCGCAGAAAACTCATTAAAGCCTTATCCGGTGGCATGCCTGGCGCTGTCATCACCAACGACGGTACGCCGGGCGCTGCCGAAGACATCAAACCTGAAACCATCAATTCACTTGAAAGCGCCCTGGCGGCGTTAGTCAAATAAGGACCCTTTATGTCTGAAGTAAACGATATTCTGAAAAAAGTCACGGCCAGCATTGAAGAGGCAACCGGCAATTTCAACGCGAAAGCAGAAGAAGCGGTGAAGGAGGCGCAGAAGTCCGGCAAGCTGTCAGAAGAAACAAAGGCAGCTGTCGATAAAATGGCCACTGAGTTCAACGCCCTGCGTGAGGCAGAAAAAACTCTGAAGGCAGCTATGGGCGAACTGGAGCAACATGTTGCCCAGATGCCGCTGGCAAACGCGAAGCACGTTGTGGAATCAATCGGCCACCAGGTGATCTCTGCTGAAGCGCTGAAAACCTTTGCCTCCGGCGTGGAAGGTGGCAAACGTATCAGTATCCCGGTTAAGGCGGCACTGACTTCTGCGGATGTGCCTGATGGCGTCGTCGAACCCCAGCGAATTCCTGGCATCGATACGGCACCGAAGCAGCGTCTGTTCATCCGCGATCTGATTGCGCCTGGTCGTACTTCTTCCCCGGCTATTTTCTGGGTGCAACAGACTGGCTTTACCAACAACGCGAAAGTGGTTCCTGAAAATACGCAGAAACCCTACAGCGATATTGAGTTTACGCCGAAAATCACTGGCGTAAGCACCATTGCTCACCTCTTCAAAGCCTCAAAGCAGATCCTGGATGACTTCGCACAGCTGCAGTCAACCGTTGATGCAGAAATGCGCTACGGACTGAAGTATGCGGAAGAGCAGGAAATTCTCTTCGGTGATGGTACCGGTGTGCATCTGCATGGCATTGTTCCTCAGGCGTCAGCGTTTAACCCGGCATTTACTGTTGAACAGCAGAGCGGAATTGACGATCTGCGTCTGGCAATGCTGCAGGCGCAACTGGCGCGCTTCCCGGCATCAGGCCACGTTCTTCACTTCATTGACTGGGCGCGAATCGAACTGACCAAAGACAGCCTGGGCCGATACATTCTGGCTAACCCTGCGGCACTGACTGGACCGACGCTGTGGGGCCTGCCGGTTGTTGCCACGGAAGCGGCGGCCTTCCGGGGTAAATTCCTGACGGGTGCTTTCAACGCTGGGGCTCAAATCTTCGACCGCGAAGATGCGAACGTCGTTATCTCCACGGAGAACGCCGACGACTTCGAGAAAAACATGATCACCATCCGTTGCGAAGAACGTCTGGCTCTGGCTGTGAAACGTCTTGAAGCGTTCGTGTACGGTTCATTCAGCACCGGCGCGGGTAGCTGATAACTATTGCGGCCTTCGGGCCGCTTTTTTTCGGGGCACACAAATGCTTGATCAAAATGTGGTGAAACAGCACTGCCGCATTGATACCGACTTTACGGGTGATGATGCTCTGCTGGAGATTTACGCAGGTGCGGCGGCGCATTACGTCCAGACATGGACAAGGCGAACGCTCTATGAAAACCAAAGCTCACCTGGCTACGCTGACGACCCGGACCCGATGCTGCTTAATGATGATGTTAAGGCGGCAATGCTGTTACTCATTGGCCATTGGTATGCAAACAGGGAAGCGGTAAACATCGGGAACATAACTTCAGCCGTACCTTTTGCTGTGGAAGCGCTATTGCAGCCATACCGCATTTACGGGGTGTAAAAATGTCCTGTTCAGGATGCGCTGAAAGGCGCGAGTGGTTAAAAAAATGGGTGAAAATTGCATATGAACGAGCAACAGGTAAACGAGCTGATAACAGCGCTGCGCGAACAGACAAAAGCACAGAGGGCGCAGACGGACGCGATAAACCGGCTGGCTGATTCCAATGTGGCGTTATGCGATGCCATTATCCAGTCACTGGCTGAAGATGATGGGGTTGAAAATACGTCACTGAGCGATTTGAAACCGCAGTATCTCAGCCAAAAAGCCAGGGGGTAGAATGCAGGCCGGGAAACTACGTCACCGGGTAACAATCCAGGAGCCGGTGATGGTGCAGAACTCAGAGACTGGTGCTGTAAATAAGACCTGGCTGGACGTGGCTACCGTATGGGCGGAAGTCTCCCCGCTGTCGGCTCGCGAGTTTATTGCAGCTCAGGCATCGCAGGGAGAAATCACTACCCGTATAACGATTCGCTTCCGTACCGGGATTACTCGCAAACATCGCATCCTTTTTCGCGGTGGTATTTACAATATCGAAGGTGTTTTACCTGATCCAAAAAGCGGGAATGAATATCTTACTCTTCCGTGTTCAATGGGTGTAAGCGATGGCTGACAGGGTCGAATTTAAACTTACTGGCATTGATTCTTTACTTGGGAAACTGGACGCCATACAGAACGAGACCAAGCGCAAGTCAGGAAGGGCAGCTTTAAGAAAAGCGGCTAATGTTATCCTTGAGCAGGTAAAGCAGAATGCCATGCGATTAGACGATCCCCACACAGCGCGCAAAATCTCCGATAATGCTGCCGTTCGCTGGAATAACAGACGCTATAAACAAACAGGTGACTTGGCTTTCAGGGTGGGAATTCTTCAGGGAGCAGTTCTGAAGAAAGACCCAAGCCTGGAAAAAGATGCTCCCACGCCACACTGGCGTTTACTGGAGTTTGGCACCGAAAAAATGTCGCCCAAACCTTTGGTTAGAGCTGCTGCGAATTCACGCATGAATGAGGTTTTTACAACCTTTTCTGTGAACTTTGAAGCCGGTATAGATCGCGCTATAAAACGTGCTCAGAAAAAAGGAACATCAGCATGATAGCCCCAATATTTCCTATATGCTCTGCCAGTTATGATGTTGTTAATCTGCTTGGTTCAAGCCCTGTCAGGCTGTATCCATTTAAGCTACAGACGGATCAAATAGTATACCCCTATGCGGTTTGGTCAAACTTGCCTGGCGGCGGTCCTGAAAATTATTTAAAGCATCGTCCAGATGCTGACTCATTTTCCATTCAGGTTGACGTGTATGCGAAAAGTGCAGAAGAAGTAATCGCTGTCGCCAAAGCATTACGCGATGCAATTGAGCCTCATGCTTATATCGTCAGATGGGGTGAGCAGGACCGGGATGATGAAACCAAAAGTTACCACTATTCATTTGATGTCGACTGGATAGTCCCCCGATAAAGTAACCTTCCACAAACCCGCTTAGGCGGGTTTTTTTATGTCCGGAGATAACTATGTCTGTACTGACGCAGGGAACCCAGTTGTATGGGTTAATTCGTGGGGTAATCCACGAGATTGAATGTATTACCAACTTTAACCCAGGTACCAACCCCGCTGACCAGATTGAAGATACTTGTCTGAGTGAGCGTAACAGCAAGAAGTTCAAGAAGGGACTTCGCACGCCAGGGCAAGCATCGGCAACGATTAACGCCGATCCGAAAAACGAATCACATTTCTTAATGTGGCAACTTGCTGAAGATGACCAATATCAGGATGAAGTTATCCAATGGGCTATTGGCTGGTCTGATGGTGAAAGCGCTCCAACGCTGGTTAATGGGGAAATGGACCTGCCACCTGACAGAACCTGGTACACCTTCCAGGCGTATGTCAGTGACTTCCCGTTTGACTGGCAGCAGAACACGGTTGTAACGACGGCCGCAACTCTGCAGCGTAGCGGAGCTGGTGTCTGGGTTCGTAAGGTCGAATCCGGGAGTTAATGAAAAAATATGCGGGGGGATTGCTCCCGCTTTTTAATGGAAGATGATGATGAAACTGACCCTTGATACTCTGAAAAACTCAGGTGCGTTTACTGGTCGTCCGGTAGAAAAAGAAATTACCTGGAAAGATAAGGATGGGGTAGAGCACACCGTAACCACTTACGTTCGCCCATTAGGATTCCACTCTGCCAAATTTGATTTGCTGGTCATGAATGGAAAATCAGACGGTGTAGCCTGTCGTATCGCGTCTTCAATCTGTGACGAATACGGAAACCCAGTTCTTACACCAGATGATGTTACTGGCCATGCTGATCCTGAGCGCGGCGCACTGGATGGGAACATGACTATTGCGCTTCTTGTGGCTATTCATGAAGTGAATAACATGGGAAAGGAGAGCTCAGCGCAGAAGACGAATTCTGGTGTGAATTAGTCCTGAATGGCATCGGTGGAAGGACCATTGCTGAAGCCCAGGAGTTATTGAGTATCAGGGAATATCAGATTTGGTCAGCGTACCGTTCTAAATTTGGCAGCCTTAACCCAATGATGCGCACTGAGTGGGCTGCCGGTTTGGTTGCTTCTGTGCTGGCAAACGTCAACCGGGGAAAAGACACCCCACCTTTCAGCATTACCGACTTCACCCCCCACATCAACGCGCCCGCGATCACTCTCGAAGAGGCCATGAAGGAGTGGACATAAACTATGGCTGGGAAAAATCTCGGTACACTGACTATCGACCTGATTGCAAAAACGGGTGGATTTGTCTCTGGCCTTAATCAGGCTGAACGCGCTTCTGCAAAGTGGAGTAAACAGGTACAGGATGATGCAGCATCTGCCAGTGCAGCACTGGCTGGTATTGGTGCAGCAGCCGTCACTGCAGGTTTGGCTGTTGGTGCGGCTGGCCTTCAGTTACTGAAAAGCACTTCCAAACAGATTACCGAAACAGACCGTTGGGCAAAGTCTTTAAGGATATCAACACAGGAGCTATTAGCCTGGCAGTTTGCTGCTGAAAAAGCAGGAGTCTCCGGCGATCAGATGGCCGATATTTTCAAAGATATTGGCGACAAGATTGGTGACGCGGTACTGAATAAATCAGGTGAGGCTGTTGATGCTCTCAATGCTCTTGGCCTGTCAGCTGAGAAGTTGTCAAAAGTAAGCCCTGATAAACAGCTTCTGGCAATTGGTGAGTCTCTTGGCAAAATCGGCACCAATGCCGAGAAGACGACAATCCTGGAAAGTCTTGGTAATGACCTTTCAAAACTGCTTCCTCTGTTTGATAACAATAACGAAAAACTTAAGCAGTTTATTGATCTGGCGAAAGACTATGGCGTAGCTCCCGACCCAGCCTCGATTGATGACCTGGTTAAAGTTAACCAGCTATTCGAAGACATGGAAGCGCAGGTAGCAGGTCTTAAAATGGAGATCGCAGCGGGGCTGGCAAAAGTAGACCTTACACCACTGCAAAACTCTCTTGATAAGCTTCACGACGTACTGACCGATCCTGTGGTATTGCAGGGCATTTCTGATCTCGTTTCTGAAGTCGCGAAACTTGCCGGGTGGCTGGTAAAGGCTGCTGCCGGTGCTGGGCAACTTGCTGCAAGTACTGGTAATCGGTTTGCTGCTTTAAGCGGGAAAATTGACCTGAACAATATCGATCAGGTTAATGAGCGTATTGCTTATCTTCAAAAAAATCTTGAGGGAAGAAAGAGTATTTACTCTCAGGATAAATCAATGTTCGCCTGGTTCACTGGTGGAGATGACAGTGTAAAGGCACTCAATGATGAACTAAACACACTCATTCAAACTAGAGATAAGTTGTCAAAACCTGTTGTTGGCGCTCTTCCACTTGGGGCCGCGACTGTAGGCACAGACAAACCATTTGCTCTTCCACCAGGTGGTACTAACGGTAAAGTTACCCCTGATGCAGGTGCAAAAAAACTTGAGTCTGCATTCAAGGCGCTGGAAACAAGTTATCAGCGTCAAATCGCGTTAATAGACGTAACAGGGAAAAAAAATCAGGAAGTAACTGAGGTTGAAAAACTCAGATTTGATTTAACAACTGGCAAGCTAACCGGCATTAATGCCGCGCAGCAGGAGAGGCTTCAGCAATTAGCTACTGAGGTTGACAGACTGAATTCTCTTAAAAAGGCCAATGAAGAAAATCTGAAACTTGCAGAGTTCGCAGCAAATCTAAGAAAGCAAAATCTAAACGATAAGTCTGCCAATGATGCAGATTTTGTTGGTGCTGGCATGGGCAAGAAAACCCGTCAGCGCATGCAAGAGTTACTGGATATCCAGAGCGGGTTTCTTGAGAAACAGGCTGATCTCCAGAAGCAGTATCAGAGTGGAGATATTACAAAATCACTGTATGACAAGGAGACTCAGGCGCTACAGGATGCACTGAATGAACGTCTCGAAATACAGGAGGATTATTACCAAAAATCTGATGACAAAATGGGGGACTGGCAAAGCGGAATATTCGACTCGTTGAATGATTATGCTGAGAAGTCTTCTGACTATTATCAGATTGCGGCCGATGGGATGACATCTATTCTTGATAGCGCAACGTCTTCCATAGCAGATAACCTTCAGGACTTAATCACCAGAGCTGAAGATATAGGTGATTTCTTCAGTAATATTTTTGCTGACCTTGGCCAGGTTGTTATTAAAACACTCACTGAAATGGCTGCTCAGTGGTTGGTGTACCAGGGCGTTCAGCTTCTCGTCGGTAAGACTGCGCAGGCGTCAGCAGCGGGTACTCTGATTGGGAATGCACAGGCAACCGCATTTCAGGCACAACTGGCAGCATATGCTTCTACAGCTGCAATCCCAATTATTGGCCCTGCTTTAGCTCCTGGGTCTATGGCTGCTGCTGCCGCGATAACAGCCCCACTTGTTGCTGGAGTTAGCGTGTCAGCACTTTCAGGCATGGCTCACGATGGTATTGATAGTGTTCCTGAAACAGGGACATGGTTGTTGCAGCAAGGTGAGCGAGTTACTACGGCGAAGACCAGCGCAAAACTGGACGCAACTCTTGACCGGGTAAATAAGCAGACCAGTGAGGGAAACGGGGGAACATACGCACCTCAGATTTATGTGAATGGTGATCCTGATGCCAGAACAATCGAGATGCTAAAGCAAGCTGTAAGGGATGGCGCTCAGCTCGGCTATAAGATGGTGAATGACGATCTGGCAAGCGGGAAGGGCAAGACATCAAAATCTCTTTCTGGTGGCTGGGGAGTAAGGAGAAAGGCTGGCTAATGGCAATCACAACCAACATTACCTATCCGCACGATTACCTTCCCGTTCCTCTTCAGGATGGATATGGGTTAAAACCAGTAAGCCCGCTACTTCGTACCACTCTGACATCAGGACGAGCAAGGCAGCGCCGCCGTTATATGTCTACCCCGACTATGGCTAGCGTAACCTGGACGCTTACTGAGAAGCAGGCCCAGACCTTTGAAGCATGGTTCAGGGATGCCCTAACTGATGGTGCGGCATGGTTCAACATGAACCTTCGTACTCCGGGAGGTGAATCGCCCAAGGTCTGCCGGTTCACGGATATTTACGATGGGCCAAATATCATAGGCGGAAATTACTGGCAGTACACCGCCGCGCTTGAGCTATATGAACGTCCTCTGCTACCGCCGCCATGGGGTCAGTTCCCTGAGTTTATTGCAGGAATGGATATTATTGATATTGCTCTTAACCGGGAGTGGCCAGAAGCATGACTGTACTGAACAGGCTTTACGCAAGCAGCGGAAGCGAAGTGATCATTGATACTCTTCAGATTACTGTTGGTGGCGTTGACTACTGGTTAACGCGAGGTTGGGACGATATCACGGTAACGCTGGAGAACGGACAGAAGGTTACATTTATCGGTTCGGCAATTGATATTGCACTTCCAGCTCGTAATGCAGACGGAACACAGGATCTGAAATTCGCTATCAGCAACATTGACGGTATTGTTTCTACAGCTATCCGAAATGCACTCGATAACCTGAAGAATGCTAGCCTGACTTTTCGCCGTTATGTTTCGTCTGATTTGTCATCCCCCGCCGCGCCGCCTTATACCCTTGCTATCAAGAATGGGTCATGGACTGCAACGGAGGTTCAGATCACCGCAGGGTATATGAACATCCTTGATACAGCGTGGCCACGCTACCGCTACACCCTCCCAGACTTCCCCGGTCTCCGTTATCTGACGTAAGGACTACCCATGTTTGATCCTGATAAATACCGTTCAGTCACCTGGCTGAAAGGCGGTCGCGTTTTCCCTGAACTTGACTGTTTTGGGATAGTAAATGAAATACGGCGCGATCTCGGTCTTAATTTGTGGCCTGAGTTTGCAGGGGTAACTAAGGATGATAATGGCCTTGATCGGGAGGCCAAAGGTCTGATGTCTGAACTGGAAAGATGTGAACCATCTCCCGGCGCGGGTATCGCCTGTTATTCGGCTGGCATGGTCACACACGTTGCGATAGTTGTTGATATTGGAGGTTCACTGTACGCAGCAGAATGTAACCCTAAATCGAACGTAACGTTTCTTCCTCTTTCCCGTTTTGAACGGCGATTTGTGAAGGTGGAGTATTACCAGTGACGATCAAAATCTATCCCTCAAGATTACCCGGTGAGCCACTTGAAACGCACGAACACGCTGAAACAATTTTGGCCGACTGGTTCTCAGAGAATGTGGAGGACTGGGAACTTGACAGACAACATCCAATCACTGTCGAAGTCAATGGTGAACAAGTCCCGCCAGAAGGATGGTCAGAACGCATAATCACTGAGAAATGCAACGTATGCATTTATCCTGTGCCTTATGGTACAGGCCTTGAGATTGTCGCATGGGTCGCCGTAGGCGTCGCTGTGGCCAGTGCTGCTTATTCAATCTTCATGATGAGCAATATGCAGACTGGCGGTTATAGTCAGCCTGGCAATGGTGATCAGATTGACCTGAACCCGGCAAAGGCTAACAGCGCGAAGCTCGGTGATCCTATCCGCGAAATTTTTGGAAAATATCGCGTATGGCCAGATTACGTGGTTCAGCCTGTCAGCCGGTTTGTTAATGAAAAAGACATGGTTACCGATATGTTTCTGAATGTCGGCGCTGGTTATTTCACTTTACCAGCATCTGAATGGCGTATTGGAAACACCCCCTTTGCGGCGTTTGGCGATGACGTGTCATATACAGTTTACCCGCCTGGCGCTGATGTATCAGCGGATAAACGCACAGAAAACTGGTTTAACTCCCCTGAAGTAGGCAACACAACATCCGGTACCGCTGGTCTTGATCTGGGCTCTAGTGGTCCAGAAAACGTCAGTGTCGTAGCGGATGCATTACTGTTGAACACCAATACAGTAACGCTGATTGGTTCGACAATAACAGAGGATACTGAAATCCCATCCTCCTGGACGGTTGGAACCATTATTGATATAGAGGCACCTGATACCTACACCATTGACATCAATAACGGTTACAGCGTCATTTATGGTTCAGTATCTGAGATGGCCCCTGTCGTTGGCATGGCTATGACGCTGGAAGTAAACAACGATACGTTTGAATTATTTGTCGCAGCTTCCAGTCCAGCCGTACCTGCCGTTCCCGGCGTAGGGGGAAGTACCGCAAGCATTGCGGCCAGCGCGTCACCTACTACGTATGATTTCAGCAGTACGCCACAAACCTTCACCATTACGTGGAAAACCGTAACCTACACTATTTCACTTACCAGCAACTACGTCACCATGAGTGGTCTGGTGAATGCAATAACAAGCCAGATAAATGCGTCTGGTTTGAGAGCCCGTGATAATTCCGGACGTGTGGTTATCGACGAGCAAAGCAGCCCCTTTGCTGGTGGCTCAATCACCCACAGCGCATTGCCTGTTAGTGTTTTTGGAAGTTCACCGGTTGATACTGCAGGCGTAAAATCAACGGGCGGAACTGCAGCCGTGCCAGCCAGCATCCGCCTCGCTTATGATTCGGCGACCGGCGCAAAATTTGCCGGAATACCAGTAGGACTCCAGCGTCTGACTTTATACCCAACCGATTACAGCTATAAAATCACTGATATTTCTGGTCTCACTATTACCGTTGTCAGGGTTCTTGTTTCTGCTGATTCTTCAGGAAATCCAATTACCACAGTGGATCCTACGTGGACAGGCTTTATTCAACGAACCGTTCTTGATGGTTCGGTGACCGGAGTAAACGACAACTACGACTGGGTAGGTCCTTTCCTGTCTTGCCCTGACGGAGAAACAACAGACTGCATTGAGGTAAACCTCAATTTCCAGAATGGACTGGCAAAATACAACAGCAAAGGTAAGAAGAGATCGCAGACCGTAGGGCTGCTCATTCAGTATCGTGTTGCTGGCACAACAGACTGGACGACACTTGAGTTGTCGTATACCAGAAGCGTTGAAGATCAGATCGGATTTACACGGGTGATTGATGTTACTCCTGGTCAGTATGAAGTCAGGATGAGACGCAAGGAAGCACCCGCAGGCGGGTCAACACGCGATCAGGTTTACTGGCAGGCAATGCGTGCAAGACTCCCAAAACGACCAACGAGTTACCGCGATATCACTACCGTAGCGCTCAGCGTCAGAACTGGTAACCGACTTGGTGCTCAGTCTGACAGGCGCATCAATGTCACCGCCACAAGACAATATGCCGAAGGTGAACCCCGCAGCATCAGCGCAGCCCTTTATCACGTGCTCAAATCACTTGGGTATCAGGATAATGAAATTGACAGGGCCGCTATAGATGCGCTGGAAACAACCTACTGGACGCCACGAGGAGAGACATTCGATTTCGCAACTACTGATACGGTTTCCGCACTCGATATGCTTAAGACTATTACCGGCGCTGGTATGGGCTATTTCCTTCTTTCAGATGGAATGGCATCAGCCGGAAGGGAAGGGGTAAAACCGTGGAGCGGGATGATAACGCCACAGGAAACAACAGCTGATTTGACGACATCATTCAAAGCACCGAATGAAGACGATTATGACGGCGTTGATGTGACGTATATCAACGAGCTAACCTGGGCTGAAGAAACTGTTCAGTGCCGTTTGCCTGGAAACCCCACGCCAGTCAAAGTGGAGAATTTCCAGCTTGATGGAGTTCTTAATCAGGACAGGGCTTATCGCATCGGAATGCGAAGACTATTGGGCTATCAGCTGCAGCGTCTATCCCATGACACATCGACTGAAATGGACGCACTCTGTTATGAGTTCATGGACAGGGTAATTTTCACGGATGATATACCGGGCAACCAGACGTTGAGCTGCCTTATCGAGGGAATGACTTATAACAGCAGTACGATGACTCTGCATTTGAGTGAAGCGCCTGACTGGACGTTCCCGAACCCACGGGTTGTTATTCGTGATCAGGAGGGAAAAGCATCTGCATTACTGATTCCAACCAGGGTTGATGATTTCACGTTAAGCGTTCCATACAGTTCAGCTTTATCACCTGAAACATGGATCATGGATGACCCGGCAGTTGAGCCGCCTCGGCTATTATTCTGCTCTTCAACAAAGGTTGGGTACGATGCACTTATAGGAGAAATATCACCTGGAAGTGACGGGACAAACGATGTAACAGCCATTCAGTATAACCCCGCTAAATATCAGTACGATGACGCGACTTACCCCGGTGATGTCGCCTGAAAAAACCAATTCAACCCGCTACGGCGGGTTTTTTATGTCTGGAGTTTCCATGACCACTTATGGCACCAACAATCCCCTGGGTTCTCAGGACCCGCGTGACCTTTACGACAATGCGCAAAACTTTGATCATTTATCAAATGACCAGGTAAATGAGAGCTGGAACGACCGTTTCGGGAACCCTCGCCAGACATGGCACGGTATTGAAACCATGGCTCAGGAGGCCATGTCTGCATATGGTTATGTGATTCTTACAGGGAAAACATTCACTACCGGTGCGACTATAAACAACCCGAATGAGGTGCTGCTGAACACCGCCGACGGCGAACATTACAAATGGACTGGTTCGTTTGCATCCGGCCCGAAAGTTGTTCCGGAAAACTCAACCCCAGCCAGCACTGGCGGTATTGCGCCTGGGGCGTGGATCGGGGTAGGGGATGCTTCATTGCGTTCAGCTCTGGCCGCTTCGAGTGGTGCCGGGCTGGTTGGTTTTAATGGTAGCCAATCCTATCCAGCAAATACTGTCGGGGCTGAGTTAAAGTTGCAGTCTGAAGATATTGCATCCCTTGAGAATAAGCTTCCATATGCTGTTAAAACCCTTGCCTCAGTATTAAAGAAGGCTAACGATGGCACGGCCATCACCATTGCATGTTATGGCGATTCGCTGACGTATGGTCAGGATACCAGCTCCACCGGCACAGGGTCTCCTATTAATGGTGCCACCCAAAGCAGAAGCCCTAATCCATATCCTGAATCCCTGGCAACAAGCCTGACGACCATCGGATTTTCAGCAACTGTGATTAACAGGGGTTACCCGGGTGATACCTCAGCGGACGGATTGGCAAGGTGGGCATCAGCAAGTGCCACAGATGTTTCGATCATCATGTACGGCACCAATGATGCTATGAACTATGGCGGAACTGGCCTTGTTAGCGTGGATGATTTCAGGAAAAACATTTCCTCGATGATAGAGAGGGAAAGGGCGAAAGGAGCAGTTGTAATACTCATGTCTCCGCCAAACGTGGCAGAGCGAATCGCGAATGCAAAGATAGCGCCTTACCGGGCGCAGATGGAATATCTCGCTAAGGCATATTCGATTACTTACATTGACTCTGCTCAGCAAATTGAGACCATGACAAAGCAGTGGACGGATAATGTTCATCTCACTTCTTTTGCTTACAACGAAATGGGATGGCACATTGCTGCTCTGTTCTCAAACAGGGAAGGGGCTATTCAGAGTGTATGTGCTGGGCAATTATTTCACCCAACCGATCACATTGGTTATGGCGGAGGAACATCATTCCAGGTTGTTTCTGGTGCGAAAGGAAATAACTTCCTTATTAATTTAGGTGTTGGTCAGGTCTATGCGATTGGAATTTATTGTAGTGAAGACGTTTTGCCTGTTATCCACAGCGTAAACTCGCAAGGCACAAGCTCAGCAATAAGTGCGTACTATGCTGGTGCACCATCCGCCACATCTGGCGTTAAAACTGCCGGGCTCGCTCACGTTAGTTCACTTGGTTTCAGACAGAAACTAACCGCTCAAAAGCTTAGCAAGGGGTACAGGACTCTTTATATCCTCAACAATGGAACCGTTCCTGCTTACATTGAGGCTATTGAGTTCCAGTGCTTATCCCAGCCAGCAATGACTCTTGGGTTTTTTTCCAAGTCAGACGCGCTGAGCGGCATTCACCAACCAGCAAGGGTGTCAATCGCTTCCAATGGATGGGTGGCAACTGATGTGTCGAGAATGCTAACCGCTGATTGTCAGTTCTGCGCAAAGTTAACGCTCGGTACTGAAGCAATTGGCGGGATCGCTCTTATGAATGGCTTCCAGGTTGCGCCGAACACTTTTTCAGATAACGCCATCATGGCAATTCGCTCAGGGGCTATCCTGGGTATTCGCGAGATAATAAATGGGGTTGTTGGCACAGACACACCTGCAAGCGGCGTCTTCCCTGCAACAGGAACATGGACAGGTGAAATTGAAATGGAAATAGTGGGAACGACATGCAATGTCTATGTTGATGGTGTGTTAAAAGTAACAAAGACAGGAGTAACAGTTAATCGCGGATATCCTGCCGTATATGGGCAAACCTCTCAGCGATTAGTCTGTCACTCCGCATTAATTAAAGGGTATACGAAAGCCATTTACGAATGATTTTGGCCGCTGGTCTCTGGCTGGCGGCTGTATTGTATTTGTGAAATGTAATAATCTCGCAGATATGAATATGTCATTCCATACTCATCAAGGTTCACGGTATAAGACTTAAGCCATTTATTTACTTCTGCTTCACAACTCTTAAGGGCCAGATCCACCACCTCATAATTTTTTTGTGATGATGATAAAAGTTGCTCAAGGTTTCCATCTAAGCACTGATTAACATATAGGGGGATTTCATCTGAGAATTTTACATGGCTATTATTTGCGCGAAATAAGATTAATGCCATTAAAAACAGCAGTGCTATTTGGAGTTTATATGTGGACACAAAGTTAATCACTACGCATCTCTCATTTTAATGATTTGGTGTTAAATTATCATCATCAACGATAAAAAGCGACAGCGCACTCAAAAAAATGCCCCTGACGGGGCACTCTAATTAAATAGGCATGCCATATTTAGCATTCATTTCTCTATCTGGTTGGATTTTTATCTCAATGTTATGAGGTATTAATCCATTCGATTTCAGAGTCTCAGAAATCGCCTTCCCTCTGGTTACAGGGAATGGCCAGTTATCATTATTGTCACCCTTAGGGACATGCAATATCATGGTCCGCTGGTTACTTTTAATAGCTCTTTGAACCTGATCAATCATGTCTTGTCCGACCGCATTTGCTACTGAGAAAGGAACGTTTCCGTTGTGAGACTCTCGCAAAGAGTGAGATTGGTCTGTAGCCTTGTTAACCAAGCAAAGTAAAACTATTGGGGCAATATATTGAATAGCCTTAAAGCGCTCGACGAAGTAACCAAGCCCTATACTAGCTGCAACTATCAGGTACATAAACGAACCCCACATTGCCACAGGTCGAGTCGCGTAGTTAGCGCTAGCCTTTGCGCATACCAAAACAAGGGCTAATGTGGTTATAGCCCCTGTGATTACTGACACCCAGAAAGCGTATCTTTTCCCTTCATCTGAATTTTTTCTTAGTAAGAACACTACTCCGCAAATCAATCCAACGGACAGAACAACGAAGTAAGTTCGATCTGTGAGTTTAAGCAGTGAGTAAAACGCATTGATCGTGCCTGAAATATCGAGGTGATCTTTTGACATCCGATCCGCTCTTCCTCCGTTCATTTCAAACAGAGCAGAAATAACCCACATTGCCAAAGTGATGCAGTGGAAAGGGTAGGCCTTAGCTGTTTCAAAAATATTGAATCTGTTACTTAGGAGATTCAACAGGAGTATTACTCCACACATTACAGCAAGCACAACGCTGGCGAAAATATTCGAAAAAACACAAAGGTAAATACAGAATATCAACATTCCAGAAAATATGGACCTTTCGTAAAAGAAGGACTTCAAAGTTGTTGACATTCTTAGGACGTATAATGCTAGTGCTCCGTTTATGAGAGCTGGAACTATATAGTGATAATAACATGTGAGATTTTGCTCCCATAACAGATATGGGCTGTTATTATTGTTAAGAGTTCTGAATAGGCCAAACATGCACAGCAAGTAGAAAATAACCAAAACTGAGCTTGTGTAGGTTGATAATCCTACAGTCCCCCTCATCAAAAGATAGAATTGATAAAGGAATGCCACAACAAGAATTGCAACTAAAATTGCCGTCAAATAGGCGATAGCTTCAAGGAATGTAAACCCTAGAGGCATAACGATAGATGAGGCAATGTTACCAAATAGCGGGAAAGATACCTCAGGCACAACCTTAATCGGATTAAAACCTCCCCATTGCGGATATGCCTGCCTTCCGGAAGAAAGATTGATCCACTCATCACCAGAGATAATTGTTACCGGATGGATAGCAGTAAAAAACACAGCTACTACTGCGAAAACAAACGTGAATAATATCCACTTTAAATGAGTTTCTTTTTCTAAATCCTTACTATTCATTTCTCGTCCTTCCGATTATCCTTTAGATCGTTTTTGATGATGTATCGAGGTCTTCCCTTAACTTCAACATATATCCTGCCGATATATTCCCCAAGCACGCCTATACCTATCAACTGAACTCCGCCCAGGAAAAGTATTGAAACCAGCATTGATGGATAGCCGCGAACCGGATTGCCGAAGGCTAACGTGTCGACGATCATCCATGCGCCATAGATGAAGGCCAGGCCAGCAACGAACAAGCCAATATACGTCCACATGCGCAGCGGGAATGTTGAGAAGCTTGTGATACCTTCAAGTGCAAGATTCCATAGCTTCCAGCCATTAAATTTAGAATCACCAGCGACACGCTCTGCGCGAGCATACTCAACAACATCAGTGCGACCACCAACCCAACTCAAAACGCCTTTCATAAAAAGATTACGTTCTGGCATAAGTTTGATATTTTCAACAACATTCCGAGACATCAGGCGATAGTCGCCCACGTTTTCCTCAATCTGCGGATTGCTTATTTTGTTATGCAGTTTGTAGAACCACTCAGCGGTCTTGCGTTTGAGTCGCCCATCCGATGAACGGTCTGTTCTCTTAGCCAGAACCATATCTGCCCCAGCTTGCCATTTTTCGATCAGATGTGGAATAACCTCAATCGGATCCTGCAAGTCCACGTCTATCGGGATAATCGCATCACCGGTTGCATGGTCTAGTCCAGCAAATAACGCAGGCTCTTTTCCAAAGTTACGAGTGAATGATAGCGGCATTACAAGCGGGTCGGACACAGCAAGCGCATTTATGATTGATTCTGTCGCGTCTTTACTACCGTCATTGATAAAGACTATCTCTATTTCATGCTGTTGTAGCTCTTCAAATTCCCGCACGGTCTTATAGAAGATCGGAATTGCTTCCTCTTCATTAAACACCGGAACGACAAGAGAAATTTTCATTTCGCATCCCTAAAGACAATGAACTTTGAGTATATAAATCCGGCAACAAGACTAAATGCCGAGAAAGCTATGAGAGTTACAACTGGTGGGGCACCAATCGAATCTGCAACGTATCCGGTTAGTGCGGCCATAATGCCCATGAAAAATACGAATGCAGCATAGCGCCCAGATGTAGCCTGAGAATTGAATGTCCACTTAGCATTTGCAAAAAAACTGAACGTCACAGCAATGCAGAACGCAATTACGTTCGCAACGGCCTGCGTAGCCCCCAAAAAATGCATGAGTGCACCGAAACACAACCAGTGAAGGGCTGTATTAATCACCCCCACCGAAACATAGCGAGTAAATAGCTTTAACATTATAGAAATCAGTTAATTCTGAAAGGTAGGGAGTGTAGCACCACTATGAAGCTTGATCGACTCTCATATTTAGCGATACTGTATATACATACAGTTATTTTGTGAGGTGATTATGCCACGCACAGCAGACATCCATGCCGCGTTTGTAGCGGCAATAGAGTTAAACCCGAAAGGCTACCGCTATCTTCGTACCGACTGCTTCATCGAGAAGTTGCGTCAGTTCAACTGGAACTTTAGTAGAGCAGAAGCTAACTCATGGATAGAGCGGTACCAGCCTGGGTTCGCAGATAAGACTATCGATGGAAGCGCTAACCGTTACTGGATCTTGCGTAACATTGGGAGGATTTTCTGATGGGGTTTCCTTCGCCGGCAATGGATTATCAGGAACAGCGGTTAACCATCGATCTTCTATGCGGAATTGACGGCAACTGCAGAGTGATACAAACGTCATGTGGATGGGCGGTGGTTAACGTCGCCATTAGGCCAGAACAGGGTGATACGCTGCTCGTAAGAATGGATAACAGGAACCAGTTCGTAAAGCTTCAAGGTTCGGCGTTGATCACTGAAGATGGTGAGGCGATAGAAGGTGATGCGTTGGATGATGTTGAGGTTTTTGGAGTGTTAACGCACAGTCTCAATCGGGTATGGAATGATGATTGCCCAGCTATTTAAGATAGGGGGTTAACCCCCATTCTCCCTATACCCAATGTCGGTTCGCGGAACGAAAAAGTTTCGCCATTGTGACTTTTTGATATCCGTAAGGTGTTGATTCATCTGATCTTAAAATTATGAATTAATGGCGAAAAACAAACGTATGTATCTGATTATCATGGATAACACGCGTGATTTAAAATCCCTCGGCGTTCGCGCTGTGTGGGTTCAAGTCCCACTCCGGCTACCATGGGAAAAAGCAGAATAATCAAAGCAATAAGCAGTGTCGTGAAACCACCGAAAGGTGGTTTTTTTGTGCCTGAAATTCATGACGTGT